CAACCGAAATAATTGGCGGTTATACGGTTACATCAAAAATGCCGACTATCAGTTATTCAATAAGTGCGAAAGATTGTAAAACAGGGTCAAAACTGAGAAAGATTAAAAATTCTGTTTGTAGTGATTGTTACGCTTTAAAGGGTAACTATATAAGATATGCAAAAAACATTGAGAAAGCCCAAAATAAGCGATTAAAGGCTATATTTTCTAAAGATTGGACTAATGCCATGATTTATATAATGAATCATCAAAAACAGGTTATTAAAAGCGGTCTTTTTAGATGGCATGACTCTGGCGATCTTCAAAGCATGGAACATCTACAAAAAATTGTAGATATTGCAAAATCTACACCCAATATAAAACATTGGTTACCCACTAAAGAATCAAACATAATTAAAAATTTTAAGGGTGATATACCTAAAAATTTAATTATTCGTTTGAGTGGTAGTTTTATAGATGGTAAAGCACCTATATATAAAAATACATCAACTGTCACAACTGATAAAGATAAAGCAACATGTCGAAGTTTTGAGAATAACGGACAATGTAAAGATTGTCGCAAGTGTTGGGATAGTTCAATTCAAAACATTAGTTATTTAAATCATTAAAGGACAATAAAACATGAAAACTAAAAATAGAAAATATATGATTAACTTTATATTAACTAATCATGATGACATTAACAATACTCACCCAATAGATTATCAATCATTTAGAGAATATATCAAAAACGAATTAGAATTATCATCAACCGATGATTTAATTACTGAATATGAATATTATCTAAATAGACATAATATTGGGGCTAGTACTTTTAACTTTCAATAACTAACAATAGATCTAAAATTAAGGGCTTTTAATTAAGCCCTTTTTTTTTATCTAATCTATATTGAGATCGAATATAAATTAATATACAATCGGTATTATTTTAAGACCCTTAAAACTATTCTAGTAAATACCCTTGACGATAAAAAAAACTTACCCTTAACGGGAGTTTTTTATTATCTTAATACTAATAGTTATCTAATTAATTTAATAGGCTTTAAAACTAAAATATAAAGCTTTAAAACTGTATTAGTTTTTAATTGGTTTTAGATCTGTTATTAATTCAAATGATATAAAAATATTTATTACCCTACATTTTTATATTTAAATTCTAATATTTAATATTATTTTTTAGCTAGTTTTTTTATATATAACAGCTATCATCTATATGAATTGATATACATGATCCGACAATTTATATATATCATATCATCTATATGAATATTTCCTGACAATCAACTTTTTTGATTTAGAAGAAAAATAGGGGCCCACCCAGCTCTAATTTTTTTTAACTAATGTAGGCTAACTCCTAGCCACAAAAAACGAAATTTCAAAAAAAGATCGTGTATAGACTATTACATGTTATACTTAACTGATAATAATTATCATTTGCATTTAATATGTCGGAAAGACTACCGCCTTTAGCACCTCAAACACCTTTTGAAGATAAAGAGGATAAGCCTAAGAAAAGAGGTAATCCTAATTTTTATAAAGGAATGCCATCTTTAAATCCTGCAGGTAAACCTAAAGGTACAATGAATAAGTATGCAGCTCTCTCAAGAGAACTCATGAATGAGAACGCTGTAGAAATCGTAGCAACGGTATTAGCAAAAGCAAAAGAAGGTGATGTGCATTGTTTGAAGATGTGTATGGATAGAATTTTACCAGTTCAAAAGGCTATAGATCCGAATAGAACCAAGAATGATGCCCAGGTCATTATAAATGTATCTTCTATTGAATCGATTCAACAAAAAGCAAGTGAATATGACGAGGCTGAGTTAGTGGAGCCAGAAGAGAAGAGCGATGATGAAGTTGTAGCCACAATAAACACTTCACCTATGGCTGATAAATTTAAAGATGTCTGAACTTAACATTGATTTGCATCCAGCACAGCTGCAGATCTTTAATTCTAAAAAACGATTTAAAATAGTCGCAGCAGGAAGACGATTTGGAAAGTCCTACCTTTCTGCTTGGTTATTACTCATTAACGCTATACAAAGCGAGTCTAAAGATGTCTTTTATGTAGGGCCTACTTTTCAACAAGCCAAAGATATTATGTGGGCAATGCTAAAAGACTTAGGTAAAGATCTAATAGCACAGGCCCATGAGAATACAGCAGTACTCACCCTGATCAATGGAAGAAAAATCTATTTAAAGGGCAGCGATCGGCCCGATACGCTCCGCGGCGTTGGCCTAGCATACTGCGTACTTGATGAATATGCCTCAATGAAACCACAAGTCTGGGAACAGATCATAAGACCTACGCTTTCAGATGTGCAAGGTGGTGCTTTATTTATTGGAACCCCAGCAGGAAAAAACCATTTTTACGATTTGTATAGAGATGCGTTTGATGATGATGATTGGGATGCGTTCCAGTTTACATCAACCGATAATCCATTTATACCTGACAGCGAAATAAAGGCCGCTAGTAAAACGATGTCATCTATGTCATTTAGGCAAGAATTCGAGGCATCTTTTGAAACTAACTCTGGCGGCATATTTAAAGAAGAGTGGTTTGAAAAATCTGAGGAGCCAGAAGAAGGCTCGTATGTCATAGCAGTCGACCCTGCTGGATTTGAGTCTATCGAAAAAGAACGCAATTTAAAAAGATCAAGATTAGACGAAACGGCTATTGCGATTGTTAAGATAGATCGTGATAAATGGTGGGTCAAAGACATCTTACATGGTCGGTGGAATGTAAAAGAAACCGCCAAAAAAATTCTTTCATCTGCGATGAAGGTAGAAGCGGCTACGGTTGGTATCGAAACGGGATCACTAAGGAACGCTATATTACCTTACTTGGAAGATGAGATGCGTATCGCAGGACGATGGATTACTATTGTGGAGCTGCGGCACGGTGGCAAAAAGAAAACAGAACGCATTACTTGGGCATTACAAGGCCGAATGGAACATGGCCAGGTTAGCTTTAATGACAAAAAAGATTGGAAAGAGTTTCTAGGTCAGCTTAATGACTTTCCAAATCACTTAGCACATGATGACCAACTCGATGCTTTAGCTTATATAGACCAGGTGAGTGTAGCAGACTTTGCACACAGCATTGAATTGGCTGATGATTGGGAGGTACTGGATGATGTCGCTGGATATTAAAGACATATTTGAAGAAGATATGACTGAGCAAGAAATGATAGAGTTGCTGCAATATAGTGCGGATGATACAACTTTAGCAGAAAGATACATTGTTGCTTGTCAAATTATTAGTAATTTAACAAAAGATATACCTGATGATATAACTGAAAGAGAAGAGATGGTAGATCTGACAATTTGTAAAATGTTAGTAGACGGATTAATAGAAGTAACAGAGGTAAATCGGTCAATTCATTAAATGAGAACGATTATCACTTGCAATTGAGAATGATTACTGTTAAAATCGGCTAAAATTAATGGAGTAATGAATGAACCCCTATGAATAATCAAGAAAACAAATATCAAGCACTCGCTAGTTGGTTAAGTTATCGTCTTGAAGGGTGGAGAACTCATAGAAATATTAATTACATCCCTATGTGGGATGAATATTACAGATTGTGGAGAGGTATTTGGTCTGCTGAAGATAAAACTAGAGCAAATGAAAGATCTAAACTTATATCTCCAGCACTACAACAGGCGGTTGAGTCATCTGTTGCTGAATTAGAAGAGGCAACTTTTGGCAGGGGAAAATGGTTTGATATACAAGACGATTATTTAGACCAGGATCCTAGTGATGCTGAGTATGTGCGTAATTTATTGCAAGAAGATTTAGAAAAAACAGGTTGTAAAGATGCAATTTGTGAAGTTTTCTTAAATAGTGCTATATATGGCACAGGTATTGGCAAAATTGTAGTTAAGCAAAAGATAGAAAGAACTCCAGCAGAGGTTCCAATTGAAGGAACAATGGCTACAACTCGTACTGTTATAGAATATCCTGCTATTGATGTTCATGTCGAGCCTATATCCCCTAAAGAATTCTTGATTGATCCATCAGCTAACTCAATTGACGATGCTTTAGGGGTTGCTCACGAAGTTATTAAACCTAGATACCATGTTGTAGAGGGAATACGCTCTGGCATTTATAGAGATGTACCTCTTGATGGTGATTATGAGTCAGTTAAATTCGGTTATGACCCAGAAACTAAACAAGCAGACGAATCTGACTCTGTAAAAATATGTGAATACTGGGGTTTAGTTCCAAAACGCTTTTTAAAAGCAAGTCAAGACAAAGATGACTTTGAATATGACAAATCTAATGCAAATGAATTAGTAGAAGCAGTTGTTACTATGTGTAACGACCAACATATTCTTAGAGTTGAAGAAAATGCGTTTATGATGAACGATAGACCGTTTATTTCTTATCAACATGACATCGTACCTAATAAATTTTGGGGCAGAGGAGTTTGTGAGAAGGGATATAATCCACAAAAAGCCTTAGATGCTGAAATGAGAGCAAGAATTGATTCTCTGGCATTAACGACTACACCAATGATGGCCGCAGACGCTAGTCGACTACCACGAGGAGTTAAGTTTGAAGTGAGAGCAGGAAAAACTGTTCTGACCAATGGAAATCCACGAGAAGCTATCATGCCACTCGACATGGGTACAACAGATCCTAATACATTCAATCAGGTTGCCTCACTTCAAAACATGATTCAGATGGGAACTGGCTCTGCTGATAGTGCTTCACAAGGTGGTGAAACTGCTAGTGGTATGTCAATGATGCAAAGTGCTGCAATTAAACGACAAAAGCGTACTTTGATGAATTTTCAAAACACATTCCTTATACCTTTAATTAATAAAGCTATGTGGAGAAAGATACAGTTTGATGTAGATAGGTATCCTGTAAACGATTACAAATTTATCCCGTATTCAACTATGGGTATTATGGCTAAAGAGTTAGAAATGACTCAAATGGTACAGATGTTACAAACCATACCGCAAGATTCACCTGCATTTGATATTATTTTGTTAGCATTGTTTCAAAACTCATCTATACATAATAGAGATCAGATTGTTAATGCTTTAATGCAAGGCGAAGAGCCAGACCCACAAATGGAACAAATGCAACAAATGGGTATGCAATTAGAAATGCAGCAATTACAAGCTAATGTACAAAAAACTTTGGCTGAAGCTAAAGAAGAAGAAGCAAAAGCTATTGCACATCAAGCAGATGCAATGAATAAACAACCAAACGATATTGATTTGCAAGAAAAAATACTTAAATTGCAAAAAGATTCTATAGCTATTGAAAAAGGCATTGCAGATATTGAGAATATGCGTTCTGAAACTGCTAGAAACATACCAGAAGTAGAACATTTGCAATCTGAAACAATTTTAAACCTAGCCAAAGCTAGGGAAGCAGGAAAGAAAACACAGGTAACTAATACCGTACAATAAAATGCCAAAAACAGATGAAAAGTTTTTAGTTGACAGACTAGAAATGACAGAAACAGAAGGCTTTATAGATTTAGTTGCCGATTTAAAGAATTTAGAAGAAAGTATTGGTAATTTAAACAATATTAATTCTGAACAAGACCTTTGGGTAATCAAAGGTCAGTTGCGTATCATAAATTTCATTGTAAATTTAGAAAATGCAACACACCTAGCGTTGGAAGAACTCCAAGACGGAAATTCAACATAAATCAACCTTCACAATCCTGAAGAGGACGGAGAACACAATGAGTGAAAGTATAGTAGTAGATGAAGCACCTCTACAAGAGGAACCGATAACAGAAACACAGGAAGATCAAGTAACACAAGAGGCACAGACGGAGGAAACTTCACAATCTGAACCTGATATTCCTGCAAAGTATGCTGGTAAATCAATGGCAGAGGTTATTGAAATGCAACAAGAGGCTGAAAAGCTAATGAGTAGACAGGCTGATGAACTTGGCCAACAAAGAAAGTTAGTTCAAAGTTTACTTGATGCACAAAATAAAGCTAATGAAGCTGCTCCACCAGAAGAACCTGTAATACAGGAGGACAACTTTTATGACGATCCAGTTTCGGCTGTGAATAAAGCCATAGAAAACCACCCTGATGTTATAAAGGCCAGAGAAGAAAGAATGGGTAATATGCAGAAGCATAATTTGGAGGCTTTAGACAAAGCATATCCAGAATGGCAGAAAACTGTTGCAGATTCTTCTTTTCAAAAATTTATTGGTGATAGTGCAACCAGAACAGAAATGTTTCGTAAAGCTGATACTGAATATAGATCAGATTTAGCAATTGAACTTTTTGATTGGTATTCTCAGACTAAATTGTCTGGAGCCACACAAGAAGCAGTAGCTGAAGAAAAGTCTAAGATTGAGAAACAGATGAAACAAACAAGTTCTGAAAGCAGAACATCATCAGATTCTGTAGGTGGGAAGAAGGTTTACCGTAGAGCTGATTTAATCAATCTACAGGTAACAGATCCTAACCGATACGCATCGTTGGCAGATGAAATTCAGTCAGCATACGCAGAAGGAAGGGTTAAATAATAATACTATAATAGGAGAAGTAAAATGGCTTTGGGTACAAACCAAGTAACGACTGCCGTAGCTAATAACTTCATCCCCGAGTTGTGGAG